GTCATAAAAGACCTCCAAACAAATAACCCCCGGCACAGCGTGTGCCGCCGGGCCGGGGGTTCTCAAAAATTACGCCTTATTCGCCAGCTCTTCCATGCGGGCAGCGGTCTGGTCGTCCTGTTCCTGGCTGTGGCGGATGACCTCCGCCACCTCCGGGGGCACCTCAATGTTCTTTCCGCGCTGCAGCTGGTAGTTCACACCGTTCACGCTCACGAACAGGTCACCCTTGTACTTCCCGCCGTCCGAAAACAGCCGGATCGTCTCAGTCTTTTTCTTTGCTTCTGCCATATCCATCAACCTTTCCCGTAACTTATTTCAAATCGGCGCAGAGCAAAAATGCGGTTAAGAGATCTTCGCGCGTATGCGCGAATCTCCAGCATTTTTGCTTGGAGCCTTCTTCTTCGGGGTTACTAGGGGCGAGCAGCCCCTAGTTCGTGCCTCCCGCGCTTCGAAAGTAGCGGGTGCTTTTCTGGTTCTCTTTTGGCACGCAAAAGAGAACATTCCCCTTAGTTTGCCTCAGCCGTTGCACTGTACCGTGCGCTGCAGCTCTCAATGCGCACCATGTACTGCTCCACCAGGCGCTCAGCGGTCTTGTGTGCCTTCCAGCCCACAGATGCGCGCTGGTTCAGGGGGTCGTCACCATAGCCCAGCTGCTTCACGATGTGCTCCAGGCCGCCGCCCTCGATCTCGGTGGAACCGTAGGCGTGGGCACCCAGGATCAGGGTGCTGAACACGGCCAGACCCGCCGGGCAGCCGGTGCCCTTCCAGATCTTTGCCTCGCTGGTCTCCACAAAGCGCACACCATGCAGCGTGCCGATCTCGCCGTTGTAGATCTCGTCCGGCTGTGCGTACTTGTGCACATCGATCCAGTCCGGGTCGCGGCGCAGTTCATAGGCCACATAAGGGTGGATGATGCCCACAAAGCTGGTGCCGATGGGGTCAGCGTTCATGGCCTTCAGCTGGGTGGCCGCACGGGCGATCAGGTCGCTGGTCAGCTGGCAGGTCGCGTCCAGGGTAGCGCGGCTGGTCACAGGGGTCTCCGCGCCGCCCTCGCCGATCTTGGGCGCATAGATCACGTTGGTGCCGCCCGCCAGCACATCACGCACGATGGTGTCCAGGGTGCGGCCCGCCTGGCTGGCAATGATCTTGGTTGCCTGCACGATGTTGTTGTCAATGGCAGTCAGCTGCAGCGTGTCGGTAATGGGTACCCAGCCGCCGTACTGCTTGACTTCAGCGGTAACGGTGGAAACGTTCATGGTCTGGCCGTCCGGGGTCACACCCTCGGTCAGCGGAGTGGTGGCCTTGGGCAGGCTGTCATACTTGCGGAACTCGATGTTCTTGCCGCCGTTGGCCGGAATGGGATACGGGTCGCCGAACTGGTCATGCACCAGGGCAGGCTCTGCCTGGTCGATCAGGCGCTTCTCGTAAAAGGTTTTCATCTCGGCACTCATGCCGGATGCGCCGGTGGTGTTCTGGTTCTGGGTGCTGGCCGTTGCAAACATCTGCAGATCCAGCTTCATGGTCTTGTCTTTCATAGCTTCCTCCTGTTAAAGTGTAATAACTTCACCCCGCATGACCCGCTTCTCCATCTCTTCCATTTCCTTGCGGCTCATGTGGGATACGTCGATCTTGGTCTGCACCGCGCCGCCGGGGCGGGTGCCATTCTCGCCGGGCCGGGCGTTGCGCTGCTGCATCCGGTTCACCACGCCCTGCTCCACCTGTTGGGCCGTGGCGGCCTGCTGCTGTTTCAGGATGTGATCAAAGTAGGCGCTGCGGTAGGCGTTTGTCATAGAAACGCCCGACCGCATCATCTTCTCCACCTCCGGGTTCGCCAGCACCTCAGCCATGTTGAAGTCGGGATACTGGGCTTTCAGCTGCTCCGCTTCCCGGTCCCATCCGGCCTGCAGCTCTGCAATGCGGGCCTGCTGGACACGCTGACGCTCCATCTGCTGGATCATCTGCTGCTGTTCGGTCAGGTGCTTGTTCTGGCTTTCCAGCTTGTCCAGCTCCCGGGCCGTCCTGGTGGAAACGCCCTTCTCCATGGCCAGCTTCTCGTAGTAGGCATCGTCTTTCACCGCGCCGTTCCGCACAGCCTCGGTCAGGGCCACCAGGTCGTTGGCATCCGTGCCGTACTTTTCCTGCAGCGCCTGCATCAGACCCTTCATGGCCGGGCTTGCTTCCAGCCGCCGGGTCGCTTCGGTCACGGCGTTCTGCATCAGCTCCTCGGTCAGGTCGGCATACTCTCCGCGCAGCAGCTCACCAAAGGCTTTCCGCCGCTCCTCCGGGCTCTTGGTCTTGCCTTCGCCCTTCTCCTCGCCGTCCTTGCCCTCGGCTTCGTTCTGGTTCTCTGCCGCTTCCTCGTCCAGCTCAGACTTTTCCTCACTGCCAAGGGCTCCCCCCTCGGGGGAGCTGGCGGCGCTCTGCGCCGACTGAGAGGGTGAGCCCTCTTCCCGGCTGCTCCGCTTCAGCACCCCGCTCCGCCGGGCCAGCCGCTCTTCTGCCGGCCGCAGGGCGGGCAGCTCAATGGCATTGCCTTCCCCGTTCGCTGCCCCTGCAGATGCGTTGGCTCTCCCGTTGGGAGAGCTGTCCGCGCCAGCGGACTGAGAGGTTCCGTCCCCGCCCGCAGCACCACCGTCTGCAAACATCTGCAGATCAATGGCATCTGCCTTGTCTGCGTGCATGTTGATGTACCGCACATGCTCCGGGTAGGCATCCGCCAGCAGGATCAGACCGTCTGTCACCAGCTCAAATTTTGCCAGGCTGTCAGTGCCCTGCTTTGCCTGTACCACCATCAGGTTCCGGTCATCGGCACAGGTCACGGTCCCGCTGTCCAGACTGTAGGCCAGCGTCTGCATCAGCGCGCTCACGGCAGCACATACAATGTCCTGCCCCTTGGGTGCAAACTCCGCGTGCCCCTCGGCCCGCAGGAACATCATGTCTCCCATCTCGTTGTAAGTGATCTGGATCATTCTATCGCTCCTTCCAAAATTTCCTCTAAGCAGGGCTCCCCTTTCGGGGGAGCTGCAAGCAACTGCGTCGTCAGACGCATTGCGCGCTGAGAGGGTCACTTATTCGGATTATTCACGTTCATGGCCCGCTGTGCCGCCTGGGTGGCCAGGCTGTTGCCTCCGCCGCCCACCACAGCCCCCAGGCCGTTGGTCGCTGTCTTTGCGGTGGTCTGTCTGCCGCTGCTGCCGCCCGTGGTTCCGGCCGCCTGTGCAGCGGCCCCGGCCATGGCGCTCATGTTGGTGCCGTTCTGCTGGTCAATGATGGCGCTCAGCTTCTGCAGCTGCTCCATGGCCTGCTGCAGTTGGGTGTACAGGGTGCCGTTCTGCTGCACCCGTTCCCGCACCTTTTCGATGCCCTCAAAGTCCATCATATCCAGCACCGCCAGCGCCGCGTCAGCGTTGGCCGGGGCAAACAGCCCCATCTGGTAGCACTCCTTTGCCGTCTCGTTCTGGGAAAGGCGGCTGAAGGTGCTCTTCTTGGCAGCCGATACCGTGATGTCGAACACCGGCTCGTGGCTGCCCAGCTCCACCCCGCCGATCATGTCAACCGGCTGGGGCTGCAGCATTGCCCCGGAGAACTGCACATACTCCGGCTGGCCGCTGTCGCCGGTAATGCGGTAGACCCGGCTCTCGTCGTAGAACTGCCGCATCAGGTCGATGATAAAATAGCACTCCTTTGCAAAGGCCCGGTAAGCGCTTTTCAGCATATCCCGGGAGAGCTTCGAGCCAGCCTCCTGCAGCGCCGCAATGGCAGAAGCCGCAGTCAGGCCGCTGGTGGTGCCGCCCTGGGAAACATCCCGGTTGCCGCTGATCTCCTTCAGCTCCGCCACTCTCGCGTCCCGGTAGGTGATCAGGTTGCCCGCCAGCCCCGCTGTCTGTAAGGGCCGCAGGGTCTCGTCCGTCACCCGCCCCGCCGCGTGGACGATGTCCTTGCTGAAATCGGCCAGCTCCTTCTCGTTGATGCCTGCCCCGTCCTGGATGATGTACCGCGCCTTGGCCGAAAGCTTCACGTTCTCGTCCATGGCTGCGTTCATCTCGTCAATGGCGGTCTG